GAAGCCGAAACCATGAGCCACAAGTGCCTACACATCTTGCGCCGCATTCGTGACGTGGCGGGCGTCGGCATCGTGCTGGTCGGCACTGAGAAGCTGGGCGCATTGATTAGTCCAACTCATGGAGAGTTTGACCAAATCCGCTCACGCGTGACCATCTGGCCGCCGACAGTGACCGAAATCAAGCGAGAGGATGCAGACGCACTCGCACAAGCCGCGCTCGATGAACAAGGCGAATTAAGTGGCGAGGTGCTCGATGCGCTGTGGTCGTACAGCAAAGGCAGCGCACGGATGCTCACCGAAAATCTCATACCGTCGATTAAAGACTTCGGGCTGGCCAAAGGCAACGAATTAAACGCCGCATTGGTCGCGGCAATCGCCAAGCAAACCCTCAACCTCAAAGCGGCTTAACTAGATTTAAACAACCTTAACCCATAGGAGAGACACCATGCAACTATACGAGCCCGAAACAGCCGCCACTCAGGCCATGCGCATCGCCCGCAACTGGTTTGTCGCCATTGTCTGCGCCTTTGCCTTTTGCCTAGCCACCGCCGACGACGTGCGCGATGCGCAAGCCACAGCCGACGCAGTGGCCGAGGCTCAGGCTGACGCGGCACGTCACGCCCGCGCCCAGTCTATCGCGGATGACATCATCGACCAACAAGCCAAAGGAGAAAAGCCATGAAACCGATCAATCAAATCGAACTACCCAACGACATCGAGAAGCTTAAAACCATCGCCACCAACACCATGATGGCAAACCGCCATCTCGCCGCGCAAAATGGTCGGCTCATCATTCAGGTGGACTGCTATGAGCAAATGCTCGGCAAGATCCTCACCGTCTATCAGTCAGAGGACGGCCAAGCACTGATCAACCTACTCGCTCAGTACTCAGCCTCCGCCAACGCTCACATGGCATTTGAGAAAGCCGCAAAAGGCGCACACATCAACACGTCCGCATGGGTGCAATGATGACACCCAGCCTAACCATGCACATTCACGCGGGCGAGTCGGTCATGACGTTAGAGGTATATGAGGACATGAAAGTCAAACTGACCACGAACATATTGCAAGCTGACTTGCATCAAGCGTTGGTAGACAGTGAATTTATTTTCAGTAACGCATTGAGCGGTCTGATAGCAAAAGCCGATAAAACCCTCCAATCAACCCACTAGGAAAACGACATGCCACTGCCCACCTGCAAATGCCCCGTCTGCCACACCGTCATGAGCATCGACGTATTGCTGGCTGACGACGCGCCGCGCGATGCGCTGATGGCCATCGTGAACATTCACCCACAGGGCGAGCGTTTCATCAAGCCGCTGCTGCGCTACGTCGGCTTATTCGCACCGCTCAAATCACAGATGAGCCACAGCCGCATCGCCAGCCTCATCAATGAGATTGAGCCAATGGTAAAGGCGGGCAAGATTGAGCGCAACGGCATCATCCACATCGCGCCGCTCGACTACTGGATCGATGGCATCAACGCAGTGCTCACCAGCCGTGACACAGGCAAGCTCACGCTGCCGCTAAAATCCCACGGCTACCTGCTCGAAGTCATCGCCAGCCGTGCGAGTTCAGCAGCCGCCAAGATTGAGCAAAAGCGCGAAGACGACGCGCGAACAGGCAAGCAACGAGCGAGAGAAGCGCAGGCCGCCCTCGCCGACACAAGCAATGACCCCGTGGATAAAGCCACGGGACGTGAAAAAATCGCCCGCATCCAAGCCATGATGAAAGACAAAGGAATGAACAAAATCGGTGACATCGCCGAAAAATTAAAACCGAAGGAATGAACATGCCCCACGTCACCATGCCACGCTGCACCAACCACAACCCAACCAGCAACCACAAAGGAAACACCATGCAACCACAACCAACCACCCAAGCCGCCCAAGACATCAACGGTAAACCCTGCCTGCAAGACGGCCAAGGCCGCTGGGTACCAGTCGATGCCATCAAACCGATTGACATCATGCGTGACGAATTCGTGCGCGAGAAATTCGCCCAAATCACCGCGCTCAATCAGCAGATGAAAAAGCTCAAGGATTCATTGTTTGAAGACACAGCAGCTTTCGTGTCAGTCAGTGGTGCAGAGTATGGCGTGAAAATGGGCGGTAAAAAAGGCAATGTATCGCTCACCACATTCGACGGCAGCATGATGATTAAGCGTCAGATGGCTGACATCATCAGCTTTGATGAACGCCTGCAAGCGGCCAAAGAATTGATTGACCAATGCCTGCACGACTGGACGACAGACGCCCGCGCCGAGCTCAAGGCCATCGTTGACCGCGCTTTTGAGGTAGACAAAGAAGGCAACATCAGCACCGCCCGCGTCCTTGCACTGCGCCGCATCGAGTCAGACGATGACCGCTGGATACGAGCCATGCAAGCCATCAGCGACTCCATTCAATGCACAGGCACTAAGCCCTACATCCGCGCGTATCTACGCGATGAAAACGGCAAATATCAACCGATTAGTTTAGACATGGCGAGCGTGTGAAATGACTGAACGTGATTACATTAACGCGTGCAATTCCGTCCGATTGAGAAATGCACAAACCATTTTGAGTGACCTAATTGAAGGCGGTGATTTGCCGATGGAGCAAGTCAACAAAGTCAGAGCTGGCATTGCAGAGCTGGTTGATGAGTCATTCAAGCACATCAAAATCGTTGAATTGAAAGGTAATTAAATGCCAATAGAAATTGAAACAAGCGCGACAGTCACAGTCAGTGCAAAAGAGTTCGTCGAACAGTGTGGTATTGATGACGTCGCCTGTTTTGCAACTTATTTGGCCGAAAAATTAGACCAAGATTTCGTGAACCGCGCTTATGCAGCAGAGCAGTTTGCGGAAGGATTGAGCGAAACAGGCGCCAGATGGTTAGCAGAGGTTTTGGCAAGTTTCTATTTGCGCCAAAGGCGTTAACGGATCTTATCTCAAATTTACTTAGGCGCGCCTTCTCAACGGATGTCTCACTCATCCGACCACGTTGTACTCGATACCTGTCTAACGATGCGCCGAAATTTTCAGTCAAAGTCAGGGCGGCAAGTACAGCAAGTGATATTTCTTAACTCAAACCTTTAGGAGCAACACATGAACAAGCAACAACTCATCGACACAGTAGCAGCACAAACAGGTCAATCAAAAGCAGATACCAAAGCCACGATTGACGCCACTTTTGACGCGATTAAAACCTCACTCGTCACGGACGGCGAAGCGTCATTCGTCGGCTTCGGCACGTTCAAATCCGAACACCGCGAAGCCCGTACAGGCCGCAACCCATCGACAGGCGAGCCGCTCGACATCGCAGCGAAAAACGTTGTCAAGTTTAAAGCTGGCAGCGCATTCACCGACGCGCTCAACGCTTAAACGCAGTCGCTTACTCAAGCCCATGCTGTGGGCTTGGTTGATGCGATTTGCAAATAGGAATGCAAAATGAAAAAAAATGCCGTAGCTATAGACCTTTTTCCTGAAACTATAGAGCCGAAGCCACCACGTGCTAAACCACGATTTTTGATGCACGTCAGCGATTCTGGTCAAGGCTTTTATCAGTTCACGTGTAAAAAATGTTTAACCGAATCTGATTGGCTGATTGTAGATACGGTTGGTGAAGCCAAGCGTGGATTGCCATGCCCGAATTGTAACGAACAGGAATAATTTAATGAACACCACCAGAAAAAATCTACTCGCCAGCATCCACATAGCCAAGTCAAAACTCGGCTTGGATGATGACGCCTACCGTGACTTGATTTATGACCTATTCAAACAACGCTCATCTGGCAGCCTCACCGACGCGCAACTGTCACAGTTCGTCACACACCTAAACAGCCTACAAAAACGCGCAGGCTTAAACACCGCAGGCACGCGCCACGAGGCAATGATTAAAAAGTGCGAGGCATTGTGGGTAGAGTTACGCAAGGCTGGCGTGGTGCACAACGGCTCAATCGAAGCCCTGCAAGCATTTGTACAAAGCACCACAGGCGCAACAGCCCTACGTATGGCGAATGGTCAGCAGTTGTACAAAGCGGTAGAAGCACTCAAATCATGGCTCGCCAGAGCGCAGGCCAAGAAAGACAAAGGTTAAACAATGAGCATCAACACACGCAAGCTGCCTTTTGGTACACAGGACTTCATCCAGTTTTTGGGTGATGAGCTTGCGTTCAAGCTCATGGAGTTCAAAGGCGGCCGCTACATTAACGTCCCGCCGACCTTTGTCGACGGCAAAGATTACCCACTACTCGCTATCCTCAGCGAGTCAGAGCTGCAGCTGCTCATCAAACACTACGCGAGTGAAAACCTACTCATCCCTAAGTATGACAAAATCGCCAAGCAACACCGAGACGCTCGCATCCGTGAGCTGCGCGGTCATGGTAAGACGATTGACGAGCTTGCAGCGGCATTTAAATTGACCGTGCGACAAACCTACACCATCGTCGGTGAAGTGCTGATTGAGCAGACAGAGACGGACTTATTCGGTGAGCAACAGCGTATGATTAGGTCAACAAAATACCTACTCAAACCCGTGCGCTTGGGGCTGGAGGAATTGTCCGAAATCATTAGCGGATTAGAAATGCAAATCATGCAGCACGACTACCTGACCCAAAACGAAACCAACCCGCAGGTCAAAGACGCTCACACAGAGCACCGCCGCCGCGCCGAGCGTGCTTTAGATAAAGTGGTTAGAGCCAAACAACAGCTACTGGATAAAGCCTCTTAGTTTTGATTACCTCCTCGGGGCAACCCGCTTACCGCATCCTTGTGATGCGGTTTTTTTTCGTCAAACGTCATTGTGATGTTAAGTGTCGTGTAAAGGTGCGCCACGTTGATTTAAAACCCGTTTAAAAAGCGTTTAAAACCATCGGGCGAATCATTGCTCATCGTGCAGCTCAAAACCGCGTAAAACGAATTTAAAGCGGCTTGTGTCAATGAAGCACTTCACGCCGACTTAAAACAAGCAAACCCGCAAAATGTGCCCAACGATTAACCACAACTGGAATCTTGAGCATGCCACACGACAAAAACTACGCAGCAGAATTTAAAGGCTTCGACGACTATATCGAAATCGTCAAGGTTGGTGACCACGTCGCCATGAACGGCGAAAAAATTTCTTTCACAACGGCCGACTTGGACGCGATGGCGAGCAACACGATGGCCAACACCGCGCCGATTGTCGTCGGCCACCCAAAAACCGACGCGCCTGCCTATGGCTGGGCGACAGAATTCAAGCGTGACGGCGATTCGCTGTTTGCGAAATTTGACCAAGTCAATCCAACCTTTGCCGAGTGGGTCAAAGGTGGCGCGTACAAAAAACGCAGCGTGCGTGTGGCAAAAGGTGAAAACGGCTGGCGCATCAAGCACATCGGCTGGCTCGGTGCGGCAGCTCCTGCGATTGAAGGAATGGCGGATATGCAGTTCGCAGCTGATGATACTGCAGTTGAGTTTGAGTTCGGCGTCCAAGAATTCGCGTCAGAAGTCGGCTATATGTTCAACAGTGTCGGCAACTTTTTACGCTCGATGCGTGACAAGATGATTGAGGGCAGTAGTGTCGAGGTCGCGGATAAATACTTTCCTGAATGGCAGCTATCAAGCATCCAAAACGCGTCCGAAACATTACGCGCACGCTTGGCTGACAATTCAGCAAGTGCCGACCCATCTGCAATCAACGCTGCCTTTGCTCAAGTTCTGACCGACACCATTACCGCAGAGATCACCGCGCAAAATCAAAAATCCGCATCAGAAATCCAATTCGCCGCCCGCGAGTCCGAGCTGCTCGCCAAAAATGCCGAGCTGCAAACAAAGCTCAATCGCCAAGCCACCGATCAACAAGTCAAAGACTGGCTACAAGCGGGCAAGCTCACCCCAGCGACTGCGTCAGGCGTCGCCGACTTCATGGCCGCATTGCCTGAGGTGACCTTTGAGTTTGCCAGCGGCGATGACAAAGCACAGGCAAGCCCGTCGACATTCTTTGCGCAGTTCGTTGCCAAACTCAGCCCGATCAACTTTGGTCAACAGCAAGCAACAGGTGACCTACCTGAGACGCTCAACACCGCCGACCCAGCCGCGCTCGAATTCGCCGCCCGCGCGTATCAGAAAGAGCAGTCCGACAAAGGCATCACAATCGACTGGACAGACGCGTGCGTGCACGTGTCAAAACAGCCACCCATTTAATCAGTTTTTGATTCAGAACCAAGCCAAGGAGCAATAATGAAACACAGCATCCCACAAAACTTACTGCCGATTCAGGCAGCCGCAGAAATCAAAGCACGCCGACTCGTGGCCGTATCAAAGGCTGGTGCAGTATATGCACAACCAGAATCATTGGTCATCGGTGCATCCACTGGCTTCGACGTGCCAGCTGACGGTACGGTGACCATTGCCCAAAACGGCTATTTACTCGTCGAGTATGCCAGTGACGCTACGAAGGGTCAGCCGCTCACGACAGCCGCCGATGGCAAAGTTGAGGTGACGACATCAGACAAAGCCATGTTTGTATCACTGACTGACACTATCAGCGGTGACATTGGCTCAGTTGTGCGCGTCTTCGCTCCAGTAACACCAGCATAGTCATAACCGTTCACGCTACCAAACAATAAGCAGTAACGAAAAAACCAACCAACTTAAGGATAAAAAATGCAACGTCCATATCCCATCGACCCAGTGCTGACAGCCGTCATCAACGGTTACACCCGCCAAGATTTCATCGCAGATTTAGTTCTGCCCCGAACAAAGCCATTAGGTAAACCAATTTTTAATGTCAACACATACGACGAAAACCAATTCATGTGGGTGCCCGATACAAAGATTGGCCGCACATCAGAGGTGAACCGCGTCATGTTCAGCGGCACCAAGCAAACCTTCGAGGTGCACGATTACGCCCTCGGCCACGACTTGGCTTCAAAAGACTATGACGGTATCAACGATGTCGCAGCCAAGCACGCGGCGGTGAGTACCGTTATCACCGACATCATCATGCTTGATCGAGAGATTCGAGTCGCGAATGTATTGAGTAAGCCTGAAATCTACGGCTACTCTGCATTGCTCGCCGTTGACCTTGATGACCCAATGTCAAACATCTTGGTCGAGTTTGAGACCGCGATTGAGCAAACGTTCCCGCGCGCAAACACCATGGTCATCGGCCGCGATGAGTGGAATAAGGTCAAACGAAATAAACGTCTGCTCGCCGAAATCACTCGAGCCGTGGGCGAAACAGCATCAGGTCGTGTGACTCTTGAAGAGCTCGCAGAAATTCTTAACATTGACAAAGTCATTGTCGGTGAAGCCCAGCACGTCGATTCACAGGCATCAGGTGCGACCAAAGTGCGGTGCTGGAGTGGTTTTATTAGTTTCATTCACCAAAACCCCGCAGCCTTGGCATCCATTGAGGCAGGCTTGGGTAACGGCTCGACGTTCGGTCTCACGGGTCACTTTAAAAAGTTTGGCAATACTTTCTTTGACGGCAGCAAAGGCACGGAGGGCGTCACCACCATTCGCTCTGTTGACCAATGCCGCGAAGTCATCACCGCGCCGAAGGCAGGCGCACAGCTGCTCACCGCCGCTTAATCAGTCGTTATAAGTCATTGACAAAAATCACACATCACCAACAAGCCCGCATCCACGGGTGCGGCTTGTTTATTTGGAGCAAATCATGAAGTCTTTTAAAGCAAATAAAACGTGCCAGTTAAACGGCCAAATCGTAAAAGCAGGCGAGCTCGTCAAAGTCACAGAAGCCGTTGCCGCCACGCTCAATAAAAAACTGTTCGATGAGATTGTTGAGCAAGAACCAACACCCTCGTCAAAAGAACCAGCCCCCGCCGAAAAAGCAGCGGCTGCAAAAGCTGCCAAAGCCGCAGAAGCGAAGTAAACCAAGCACACCATGACCTACTGCACCGCCCGCCAATACTGTGACCAATTCGGCCTATCAGAAGCCGCCATGCTTCTGCAGGACGAAGAGCACGGACTCACCCAACACATGCTCAACGCCACCGTGCGTGATGATGCGGTGTTGCTTGCCGACTTGAACAACATCGAGCGGGCAACGGGTGCAGCAGCATTGGCACGGCTTGAGGACGCGCTGGCTGAAATGTCAGTTTTAATCGACGGCTACTTACGTGCCGTTATCACGCTGCCGCTCACGCTTGAGCAGATCGCCACCACGCCGCTCAAAACGTGCTGTGCTGAACTGACTCGTTGCTACCTAATGGACGACAGTGATAATGTGACTGACACCGCCGAAAAACGCTGCGAAGTCAAACGCCAGTGGCTGCGCGATGTGAATGCAGGCCGTATCAAGCTATTCGCCGACGAGAGTGCCGCGAGCACCAGTGCTGGGGAAACGCGCCACGGCGTGGGTAAAACGTTGACTAATTGGCGAGGATACCCCTATCCATGAGCGGCATACATCTAAATTTTGACGCATCGCCACTGGTTGACGATTTGCACAAGTTGGCCAATCCTGCGTTGGTCAATAAAGCGGCTCGTCTAATCGGCGACTACATGGTTAATGAGGTCAAAAAACACTTTGACGAGCAGACTTTGTGGGATGACTCACCTATGCCAGAGTCAGCAACAGCACGTGCAGAAGGTAGGCAAACGCTAATCAAAGACGGTAGGTTAAGACAGTCGTTCCACCCAGAAGTCAGCGGCACAACCGTGCTCATAGGCTCGGATGACATAAAGGCTGGCTGGCATCATTCAGGCACTGACCCCTACACCATTGAGCCAAAAGATAAAAAGGCTCTGCACTTTGGCAATGTATTCGCCAAAAAAGTCAATCACCCTGGTCTTACCGCCCGCCCAGTGCTCGGCGTCAACCCGCGCAACGAGCGCGAAATCATCGACGAAATCACCGACATCATCATGGGAGCTGTGGCATGACCACACTCATCGAACAGTTGCAATGCGACATCAATGCCAAGCTCGGCAGAGACGGCGCACAGCTAGTCAAGCACGTCGAGATATACGGTGGTGAATTCACCGCGTCCGAAATCGGCAAGCACAGCACAGCCGCGCCCGCAATCCTCATCACCTGTCTCGGCTGGTCACCCGTGGCAGCAGGCACACGCATCCCGCGTGGTCGTTCTGTCAAATTCGCTTTTTTCATTGCCACTAAACACAGCAATCGCACCCTACGGATGCAGCAGGCCATCGGCATCGCCGAGCGTCTGTGTGGTGTGCTGATTGATTGGAGATGTGCGGTAGAGATTAAGGGTGGCTGCGTGAGCCAATTTAGCGACATCAGCGCAGAGAACCTCTACAGCCGCGCGTCTGATTCGTCAGGGCTCGGGCTTTGGCTCGTGCGCGCGTCCATCGATGTGAGCTACTGCGACTTGACCGAGCCGCTGGTTGACTTTGGCGGCAGCATGAATGACTTCATGGCGACGTTCCTCGCACCGATCGTTACCATAGAGTCAAATGCCGTCACGTCTGTCGATACGCCTACAGACGAGGCAGAAACCAACCTCAACCAATCCATCAGCATCAACGGGCAAACATTAGGAGCAGATTAAATGGTCACAAAAAACAAGGATGAGTCAGTCAAAGACGACTCAATTAATGACAACTCGGTGAATGACCCCATCACAAAGAAACAACCGCGCTTAGGCGACATGGCAAAAGTGCTGGGCAACAAAGCAGCACCGCCACGCATCGATAGCGAGAGCTTTTACCCGACTGACAGACCAATCGAGGTGAAAGTCACCACCCGTGTCATCAAGCTACTGCGCGACGGTGACCTCATCCTTGCGTAAGCGATAAACCGCACACGCAGCCCACAAACATTCGCCACCATAGGAGTCAAACATGGCCATCATCGGAAACATTGCCGAAATCATCAGTGCCCAGTATCTCGTACCCGGGGTTTTTAATAAATTCGACGCCAGCCGTGCGATTCGCGGCCCACGCGAAATGCCGCGCTCAGTCCTGCTGTTCGGGCAAGTCACCAATCCACTATTTAACCCAGCGCAGTTTAACAAACGCCTAACCGTCACCACAGAGGCTGAAGCCAAAGGTTTGTTCGGTGAAGGCTCAGTGCTTTTTGATATGTGGGTAGGCGCGAAGAAGAACGCAGGTCTAGGCTTGCCCATCCGCTGCGTCGCACTGCGTGATGATGAGGACGCCATTGCCGCTGTTTATACCTTGACCATTGCCGCTGACACCAATCACCTCACGGGTGAGCTGCCCGTCTACATCGGCGGTGAGCGTGTCGCAACGGGCGTCGGCGCAGAGAACGCCGCAGGCATCGCGGCCAAGCTGCACGCCAAACTCATCAAGCTCACTGATTTACCGTTCACATTCGCGGTCAATGGTGCAGTCATCACGATGACTGCGAAAAACAAAGGCGAGCTGGGCAACCACATCGACATCCGCACCCGTTACTACGCGTCAGACAGTCCGATTCAGGGTGTCAGTATCACCGTGGCACGAACCATAGCGGGTGCGCTCAACCCTGACCTGACCGACGCCATCACAAACATGCGCACCACCCGTGACACCGAGTGGGTTGTGCCGTACACCGACGGCGCAACCATGACCATGGTTGAAGAAGAAGCCCTGCGCCGTTGGTCGCACGAGGTGCAAACCGATATTCAGTTCATCGTCGCCATGCGTGGCACAGAAGCACAACACACCGCATGGCTGCAGCCGCGCAACAGCCCGCTCGGTCACAGCGTCCACACGACAAAAGACCTCACCAGTCCATGGGTAACCGCGGCCATGGCAGGCGCGGTCATCGAGTCAATGGCCAGCCTGAACCCGTGCACACCACACACAGGCGCGACTTTGGTCGGTTATAAAGGTGCGTTGGCCGACGAGGGTTTTGAAAACGAACAAATCAACTTATTCATGGTCGACGGCGGCTCAGGTCTCGTGACGCAGGAGGACGGCACAGCGACACTCATGCGCATGGTCACCAACTACACCACGCACAATACGGGTGCTTATGACGTGTCGATGCGCGAGTTGACGTGGATTAAAAACCTCTCGTGGTTTCGCTGGTATCGAAACGTCGAGTGGTCGATTAAAACCCAAGGGTTTTTACTCGGCGAATACGCCGAAGCCATCCCTGGTCAAAAAATCATGACCTATGAAGTGGCCGAGGACATGCTGCTGGCAATATACGACAACGCCATCGGCATTGCACGGATGCAACACCGTGACCATTACCAGCAAACCATGGTGCTGCAGCTCGACGGGCCGAATGGCCGCGTCAAGGTGCAGGATGAGCCAGTCGTCATGAATGGCCTCTACCAAACCATGATTACAAGCCAGTGGGCGGCGGGTCACGTTTAATCATCCACCGTAGGTCGGGCATTCATGCCCGCCACATCAACCAATTTTAGGAGTACAACATGGCAAATGATTGCTTAACCTACCAAATCGATGAGGTCATGATTGACGGCGTCATGGAAAACATCGAGCAAGGCAGCGCAACCATCACCAACCCGACGGGCTGGGAAAACGAAATGGTCACCGCCGCGAAGGGCAACCACGGCGTGAAGCGCAAGCGTGTCGCGCCGACGATTAAGTACAAAGTCATCGGGGACAAGAACCACACCACGAAACGTTATGAAACACTCGACACAAAACAAATCACCTTCCGTGACTCGATGGGCAACCGACGTGGCCGCGTGTCGCTGGCAACATGCATCAAGCACGGTGAAATGGGCAACGGTGATTCGCCTGAGGTCGAGTGGGGTTTATCAAGTCCCATCCAGTGGCTCTAATCACCGTAGGGTGGGCTATGCCCACCTTTTTTAAAGCGCGTGTCATTGCGGGCTTAGCGGCTTCACCGCGTCCGCAATCTCCCATTAAAACCCGTTTAAACTAACTTTAAAGCTCATTTAAATGACCATCAAAATCAACAACCAAACCATCGACCCTAAAGTCGTTGACCTACACGACGGACTTATCACCACCATCAACGACAAGCCCGTCCCCTACAAACGCGTCATACTCAGACCCGCCACCATAGCCATGGACATGCGAGCCATCGAGCTATCCGAGCGGCTCGTCAAAATAGACGGCATTCCCACGCTCAAGATGAGCGAAGAGGTCTACCGAGTCGCGATGACCATGCTGCGCATCGAGCGATTTGAATGCAGTGACGCGACGATGTCACCCATTGGCCACGATTTGATAGACATGAGCACCATCAGTCGCCTACACCCGTTCGACATGGCGCGTATTGAACAAGGCATCCTGCTATTGGACATGACCGAGTCCTTGCGGTTCGGCAACATCACACAATCCCAATTTGATGCCGTGTTTAAAAATACCGAACCCAGTCAAGACAACGCCCCACAGCATGAGGGCGAGGCGCGAGGAACTGACCAAGTGGCAAAAAAACCTCGTCGCACTCGCCCCGTTGCTGGCCGTCTCGATAACTGAACTCATGCACGTACCAAAAAATCAGCTCACTCAATGGATAAGGCTGTCCAATGAGCACATCAAATCACTCGAACCCTAAACCCTGAGCATGAACCACTTCACGGCGACCAAACGGTCGCCGTTTTGCATAATGTGGCATGACAAACCGCACACTCACCTACACGATTAAACTACTGTCCGACATCGCCAAACAAGCGAATGCCGACGCAC